TCCTCAACAGATACAGTCGTAACAGTATCACCTTCAAGCACTGTACCAGCAGTAGTGCCGAAGTCTTTGTTGAAGGCTGTGTTCTTAGTGATAGCTGGCTCTATACCCGCTTCAGCTAGTGTGTTGTTTATCCAAGCAGAGCCGTTCCACTTGAGTATTTCACCCGCAGTGTTAGTTGTGATAGTTGTATCTGTAAGAGCGTCTAGTGTCGTTCCACCGCCGCCACCTGTCTGTGCCTTCCACGATGCAGTTGTGGCAGTATCGGCAGATAAGACATATCCTGCGGTTAGACCCGCCAAGTCTAATAGATTAACTTCAGCAGCAGTAGCGGTAACATCAGTTGCACCAGCAGCGAGTAAGTGTGTGTGGCTCTCAGCAGCTACGGTAACGCCTATATCAGCATCCTTGAGTATGGTAGCGTCATAAGCCTCAACATTCACACCTATATCAGCGTCTTTAAGTATCGTTGCATCGTATGCCTCGACAGTAACACCAATATCAGCGTCAACAACTATAGTGGCATCATAAGGGTGGACAGTAACACTGATGTCTGCGTCCTTTAGGATTGTGGCATCATAAGCCTCAACGTCTACACCAATCTCTAGCCCCAAATTAATCTTGGCATTGGTTATATCGCTTGCACCTGTACCGCCATCTAGTACGGCTAAATCAGTGGTTAATGCAAGGCTACCCATTGTCCATGTACCTGTGGTAGCGACAACCTGTCCATCCCAATAATCCCCGGCTAATATCGAGTCAAAATAAGCGTCCCAACCCGATCCAAAGTTAGCTATATCATCTGAGTTCTGTTGTATATTAGCAACATTAGTAGATGTAGTGCTTTCCAACGAAGTAATATCGTTAGTATTTTCTGTTATCTGCTCTTGCAAGCCCACAGCATCGCCGGAGAAGCTCTCTATCCACTCTAAAAGCTGTTGCTGATATTGAGCATTTGATACGAAGTTCTGGTGAGCATACTGTGTAAATGTAGGTTTATTAACTGCCAACGGTAAAGCCCCCATCTAATGATATTAGTTGATAATCAACTGCATCAGAGACAGATAGCCAAAATAGTACGTCAGTTTGAGTGTTGCCATTGTTATCCCACCGCACAGCATCCCTGTAATGACCCTGAGCGCCCATTGACCGGGTTCGCTCCTTAGACCAAGTTCTGCCACCATCAAATGAATATTTCATCATAATCTGTGGGTCTAATACAGCCGTTGTGCCTGACGATCCATTAATGCGAGCCTGAACTGCCCCAATGTTGACAGAATTGAACTCAGCGTGGATATATGGTGTCTGGGTGACACATACTCTAGGTGATCCATCATAGTCTTCAGTGTCGAGGTCTAACTCTAGTAGCTTACCGGACAAGCCATCACCCATTAGCTGAGTATTGGCAAACTCAACTGCCATAGTTGGTTGCCATGTGTCCCTACCATAAGACTTGCGAACATCCCACGAGCCAGAGGATATATTGTACACCCATGTAGATGATGAGCCAAACGTAAAGGCCACGAATACTAAGCCGCGCTCCTTAAATTTAAATGCGTAACTGTCTGCAAGTGATGATACCTGAGATATTGCCAATTCCACCGATGGGGTTGATATGGTTTTACCATCTGCACGAACTGTTCCATCAGAGGCCAACCAGAGCATAGAACCTGAATGCTTGACCACTGTGTCCCGAGCAGCACAACCAACGTCATAGAACACGCCTAGAATTGGAGGAAACGGCACACCAGCGCCATATGCGAAGAACTCTACAGTCTTTGTACCTAATATCGCTAATTTGTCTGTGAGGCGAACTATGGCGACAGCCGGATCAGCATCAGTCTCAGCATTAGCGAAGTCAGTCACCAAGAAACTAATCTTGTCGTCACCAACAGGCGTTATAAGCGATGCAAAATATTCACCAGCAGTAGGAGAATCTTTGCGCAGGAAAACAAATACCCCATTAAAATAAGCCACGTCACTTGCCGGGAATGAATTATCACTCTCAACTTCTTCGACACCATCGCTGTCCACGAGGAAAATCTCACCGCCTTCTCCTAAGAAAATCAGGTAATCAAACCCTGCTGCGCTTGGCATCAACCCGCCATTAGGTATAGTTCCCCATTCAACGAATGTCTTATCTGTCTCAACTTTATAAACTTTAGTGCCACTAGCAACGTATAAGCTATCACCAAGCTGTTCCGCAGCGCGTACCACACCAATAGTTAGTGATGCCCACTCTAATAAACCAGCACAGGATTGTAGATAGAAAGGCTCACGCGATCCAGCAGGGGATTGCATGGCATACATATTCTCATTGAATGCATTGATGTTGTCGTTAGCTACATCTTTGTTTGATGAGGTGGGTAAGGGTATTCTCATTTAGAACCACTCCGGCTTAACTCTCTCACCGCTTGGAATATTCCCGGCGTTAATCATATCATTAATATCGAATGTACCCTTATCAAAAGCAGCATATACATCTGCCCTCTTTTGGGGTGACAAGCCATAGTCAGCACTCTCAGTGATTATAGTACCAGCAAGTATGCCTGAGATGGAGCCAAAAGCCTCATCAGGGACACAATCATTATCGTGCCACCAAATACGGTTTAACTGTCGTAATCTCGCGTGAAGCCCATCGTAGACCTTGCCGACAAGAGCCGTGTCTTCAGCAGATTCATCGAACCCGGCATTAACCACACCCATGATTCTGAGTGAGTTGGTGATTACGTCTTGTCTAGTGGCAGTCATTACTTCTTAGCCTTCTTCTTAAAGATACTTTTTTTAACCTTCTCAACAGGCTTCTTTTGAGCATCAGCTTTAAACACCTTAAAGTCTGGGTTATTAGCTATCTTGGTCTTGATGTGTTCACTGGCATCAGAAACATCGACACTTCCTTTGCTGAAGTCGATGCCATAAGCATGAACCTCACCTGATAACTCACCTACATATTTGTACTTCATTATATCAACTCCTAAAATTGGTATAAGGAAGGGGGGCCGAAACCCCCACAACTATTTAAGCATCTGCTACTGAAGCAAAGTAACCAGTGAAGACACCGTGGTCTTTTTGGTCAGTCAAATCGCCAGCACCAGAACCGAATGTAATTTTGGCAAAGTTGCCCATTTCAGAAATGGCACAGCCCTTCTTACGTCCATAATCGAAAGTCTCTGTAGCTGACTTCCAACGTGATGCAATGCCGTAACCTACAGCTTGAGCGCCACATAGGTAAACTGGAGCAACGTCAATCGCAGCAGCACCAACACCAGTAAGAACAGCGATGTCCTCGATTTCTTTGATGATAACGCCATCCCAAAGTAGATCGCCACCTTTGAACAACTTGTTGTTTTGCTCTTGCAAGCTAACTTCACGCTGTGCAGCAGTAATAGTAGTATCTGCCTTGAGGTCACGCATTACGAGGCTAGGGACATAAAGAGTGTAGTAATAACGCCCTTGGTCACCAGCTTGTACCGGGTGAATCTTTGGAGATGCTGTACGAGCCATACGCTTCATAAGAGAGATAGCAGTAGTGGTTAGTTTATCAGCAGAGGCATCAACAGTTGCAAGTGCAGTAGCGTGTACGCCAGAGACACCATTAGCAACAGCAGCACCGAATAGTGTACGGTCTGCATTGTCCACCAGCCATGTGTTACGCTGACCAGCAGTAGCTGTGCCATATGCAACGCCATTGATAGAACCAAGAGCAGCAATAACACGGTCACGAGTGTCTTCAAGCGCCCAAGTTTTAAGAGCCATCTTAGCAGCTTTGCGAAGGTCAATAGATGAAATCTGATTGTCCCATACGTTGCTGCGAACACCGTTTGCACGTTCGTTGATTGATAGTGGGAATGAGCGTGAATCTAGTGATTCTTCATTACCTTCAAGTGTAGCACCATCAGCTACGCCAGCACCCGTTAAACGGTTTACTAGTGCATAATGAAGTGTGTCACCTTTGCGCTTGCTCAAATCTTCTTTGATTTGAATGATTGAGTTTTCGTCTTTACCCATTGATGAGCTAAAGCGATTCTCTTGAATGGACTCAACAAAGAATTTGTCGTCCCATACTGATGCGGTTAAGCCCGCTGCTGCTGTAGTTTCAGCCATGATTTAGTCCTTATAATATATTGTCTAGTGGCGTTGGCCCAGTGAAACCATTTCCACGAGTACCGCTAGAGTTTTCGTTCGCTAAGTCTACAGGAAGTGCTGCCTTGACCTTATCAGCTTCAGCTTGTTTTTCGGCTGTTGCTGTGGCTCGTTCAGTAGCTACTTCTGCTCTGGCTTTTTCCAGTGCGTCTGCCTCTACTTTAGCTTTCCATGCTACAGGGTCATTACTCATGCCCTCCATCACTTCTAGCTTCTTGCCCATGTCGTATGCTGCTTGAACTGGAAACTTGGAGTTCTGAATCTCTGTAATGAGTGCCGGGTTTAAAGCTGCTGCGTTATTGAATATCTCAATAGTGCTTTCGTAACTTTCTGCCCCAACATTCTGCTTAACTAATTCCATTTGCATTTCGAGCATTTTAGTGTCGCTCTCCATACGCATTTCGTTCTTCAGATTGTCCATTGCTGCGTCAGGATTATCAAAGAAGTCAGGCTTCTCGACAGGTTCCATCTGCTGCGCGTCCAATTGTCGCTGTAATTCTTGCCGTTGTTCTCGCTCTGCTTTCAAAGCTGCTAGGGGTACTGTCTGGTCTACAGGGGCTTCAACAGGTTCTGGGGCTTCATCTGCCACTTCTTCTACTGCTGGTTCTTCTGCAACCTCAACCACCTCTGGGGCTTCTTCAGCTACTTCAACTACTGGTTCTGGTGCGGGGGCTTCATCACCCATCGCTACACCCAAATCAGTCGGCACAAATTCTTCTACAACATCAGTCATATTATTACTTCCTTCACGGCTATATCGTAAGCCAACGTAGCGCCCGAACTCCGGCGACGAGAAACACCCATTACTGGTTGGTGACACCATCTTCATCGTCAAATGCGGTAGCGATTATCGTGGCTGTTTCAGCCTTGGTCTTCTCCGCATTGGCAAATTTCTCCATAGCAGTCATCTCATCAACCTGTATGTCGGCCTCTGCTGCTCTGGTCATTAAATCTTGTTGTTGTTGTTGCTGCTGCTGCATTAGCGCTTGCATCTCAGGATCATCACCACCTGATAGCTTGTCTTCAATAGACTGCTTGGTGTCGCCTGATAGATTAGGCATAAGGTCAAGTATAACCTCGATAGGTAAGTTCGCTAATATGCCGCTATTTGCAAGCTGCTCGAATGTCTCAGTCTTCAGTGTGGCAATATCAGGTGCTTCCTCCATGATAACGTCCACATCTAGCTCGCCCACGCTGTTTTTAATGCCCACCACAGCGTCTAAGTCGATGCTGTTAGGGTCTATGCCTTGAGCGACTAATTCTTCTAAAATAGCGGGATTTTCTTCAATCTGGTCACGCACAGTTAATGGTTGGTTCAAGCCAACGAAATCAATAGCGCCTTCATCGTTGGTAATCCTGATCCACTTCTGGTCATTCCAGTATTGTCTGATGAGCCTGTAGATTGTGCGGTAATTGGTTAAGTCCCAAAACCTCTTGCGGTCAGCGATAGTTCCAAGCTCCATCGCTCCGGCTGCTTGTTGTGCAAGTATAGCCCGGCCTGATAAGGCTGCTGGCTCCTTGCCTTGTAATGTTGGATTAACGCCCACAGCGTCTATTTCCATCTTGGCCTCTTGCAGTAAGAGAACCTGACCCTGTGACATATCAGATGTTGAGAGTATTTCTAGGTCATCAGGTCTAGCCTCGATAACGCCATCTGGTTTAGCAAGCTCTTGCCTGATTGTCTCAGCCTTGATGTTCTTACCGGGGTTTATGCGTACCTGACGCACAGAGAGAAGGTGAAGGAGCTTAGAGCGCCTCTTGTTAACCTCATCCTGTGGAGATACCATCTGGCGTACTACGCCGTACCTGTTGTTGTCCCGGTCAATGAAACCTGACATCGCAGATAGTGCAGGGTAAGTCACGCCCATCTCATCAACGAATGGTGAGACAATATTCTCGATCTCAACACCCTTTGTGAAGGTTGCAACATACCATTGTCCGGCAGAGACGTAATACATTTTTACGACACGAACTCGCTTGCGTGAACTGTCGATCCATAGACCAGGCTTATCATCATAGGTATCAGCAGTTGACTGCTCCATGATGTTAGTTAATTCGTCTTTGAGGTTAGGCCACTTCTGCTTGGCTCTCTCAGCGTCCATCCAGATAACATGACCATAATAGAGGCTGTCTGAGAAGTCAGGCTTAACAGATGCAGGATCGTAGAAGAATCTGTCCCAAGGCACATGGGTCATCACAATCTCTCTGTCGCCATTTTCATGTGGCTTGATCGAGAACTCGCAAGCACCAGCGCCCTGAACAATCATGTCCTCATAGAACTGAGAACGCTTTTCATCATAGTTGGAGTTGTCTGCAACGTATCGCAGAGCCTTAGTGATAGCCTCGGCAGCTTCCTCATCACCGGGGTTGCGTGGCAGCGCTTTCGGATCGGTACGGTTCATACGTTCCATACCAGTTAGAGCATCGATCTTCGGCTTGATGAGGTTGCTGACGATAACAGGTTGACCACGCTTGTTTAGAGCCGCAGTCTCCTTGTCAGTCCATTGCTTCCCGTCATAATAGTCTTTATCACGTTCAGCCTTAACGCGCGCGTCATAGGATGTTGTTTCGCTGTCTTCAAAATACTCTGAGAGTATTGATACATCTTTCTGAGCCAATTTGTTCGTTCCATCTATGGGTTCGCCATGTCATCCGACATTGCTTTTGTTAGTTATATAATTAACCTTATCATGGTTAAGTGGAAGGTGCAAGAGGTTGCTTGCAATTGTAGTCTATCTAGCCTATACTGCTCACTGTAATAAATGAAAGGATTACTCCAATGGTATTAAGAATATTAAAAGATGGAACCAAACACTTTGCCGCCCCATTAAGTGAGGCAGAACAACGTCTGATTGGCAATTCCATATATGGGACACCCATCAAGATGTCACACCAACAGGACGAGCCTCG